AATGCTTCGTGTTTGTCTTTTTGATTGACTTTGAGAAGATCTGCATAATCTACTATAACTAAATCCGGTTTGTTGCCAAGCATTATGGTTTTTTCAATATGAGCTTTGATACCCATAACACCTACTGACTTGGTTGGATAATATTTAATAACCAAATCACCTTGTATACTATCCATTTTGTCTTGAATGTCTTCCTGATAGTTTTTCAAGTTTTGAGCATTGATTCCTGTAACTACTGAATCATATCTTTGTCCTACATAGTTTTCATTGAGCTCTAACGTGTAATGAATCACATTCTTGCCGGACTTCATTGCATTTGCTCCTATGTTAATGAGTAACCAAGACTTACCAATACCCGCAGGGGCCATTACGACTCCGAGCTCGCCTGGAGCTAATCCTCCATCCATTAAGTCGTCAATAACATCCCAACCAGTTGTCATAGTGTCGCGTGCAGCTTCTTGATATCTAACTGCAACATCGTTTTTGTATTCTAGACCGATATCAGTATCAGCACCAGCTTTCATGGCGCCATCAATCTTGGTTTTAATTTCATCATAATTACCCATCTTGAGCAAGCTAACCGAATCCATTATGGCTCGTTTTATTTCTTGATTCTTGCAAAATCTAAGTATTTCGTCTTTTACAAATGTCAGGTCGTCTGATTCCATGTATCGGAAAACTTCTTTTAGTTGTTCTAATACGGCGGTCTTAAGCACATCATTGTCGATGTCAGTAACCTTGACTTTTAATACATCTTTTGTAGGAGGAGTTTTATATTCTCGAAAATGTTCTAATATAACTTCCATTATCCAGCTATTTGCTTCAGATTCAAAATAATCTGCTTGAATAATGTCTGCAATTTGTTGCAAGAACATTCTATCCGTAAACATTGCGGCTACGACTTTTACCTGAAAGCCCCAACCATATTCACTTAATTTATCTGTCATATAAAGATAATAATAAAAATAAAACTAATTTCAAATCATTTGTTTGTTTTGTTTGCAAATGCATCTAGAGTGAGCCATGTGCGTGTCAACCAATCAGGTAAATTCTTCATCACTGCCCACATCTTGTCCTCATAAAACAATCTTTGAAACTCTGCTCTGTTTAGTCTGGATACGGGTTGTTCTACTATGCCACGTATTTTAGATGCAGAGTGAGCTGGGATATTTAATAGTTTGATGTTCATTAACTCATAATTCTTTTGCAAGATATCCTCGTTGTCTATGATTTTTTTATATGCTTTTGCTTCTGTCAATCGTTCATTGCTTTTCTGCAACAACGATTCCAAAGTAACTTCTTGTTCTGCGGCTAACTCCGGAGCCAATTTCAATATGGTCTTTGTGCCTATACCGTTTACTCCAGGAATATTGTCAGACTTATCACCAGTAAATGATCTGTATATAACCATGTTGTTGGGATGAACTCCAAACTCTTCAAGAACCTGATTGGTGTCATACATCTTCTTTTTAGTAGGAGACCAAACTTGTATGCGATCATCTACTAGTTGATAAAAATCTCTATCAGTGGAAACAATGGTTATCTTTTTGCATGTTTCCTGATACATTTGTGCTATATATGCAATAGTGTCATCGGCTTCAATTCCGTCTATTGCTAAAAAAGTTACAGGCAAATTATCTAGATAAGAAACCAATCTGCTAAACTGATTGCGCATTGACTCTTGTTCTTCTTCTATGCTTGATTCATGATGATCAAATCTTCGCAGTTTAGTTTTATTGGCTCTGTTTGCCTTGTAATCTTTGTAAATTCTTTTTCTCTTGGCAGAACCACCTCTACCATCAAATGCAATAATGCATCTGGTCGGCTTAAAGTCTCTTACCAATTTACCTACTGAATATAAAAATCCAGTAATGCCTCCGATGTGATCTCCGTCTTCATTGTATGCCGGAGTCGCACCAAAGCATCTGATAAAGGTATTGAGTCCGTCAAATACCATGATATGATCATTCGCATCTTTCGGACTCGATTCCTTTTCTTGTTGTAACTCGTTAAATAATTTTTGATACTTGTTCATCAACCTTCTTCTTCTATAACCTCATCATCTATCACTACATCATCGATACCACCATCAACTCCCGCACGATATTTGAATACATAAGCATCGCAAATTCTTTGATATAACCTTTCTTTCATTTCCGGGTTGCTAATAACCTTTTCAACGAAATCTTTGCTTTGAAACTTGACTGTGTCAAGCACTTCGCCTGTTTCTAGATCAATGTCATCCAACGAATACCAGGCTCCTGATTGAGAAACCAATTTGAAATTTTTCATGACGCCAAGCCAACCACCGTAGTTGTCGATTCCACTGTCATAATATATTTCATAATCAATCTTTCTGTTTGGAGGACCCATTCTGTTTTTCACAACTTGCACATTGGTTTTGTTGCCGACTACTTGTTCTGCTCCATTTACCCTGGCCTTTATCATACCAGTATTTTTCAAACGAAGTCGAACTGATGCATGGAATGGTATTGCTTTACCACCTGCGGTAGTCCATTGATCACCAAATGAAACTCCCATTTTAACTCTGAGCTGATTTGTGAATATCAAACAAATTCTTTCACGAGCTATCCAGTTAGTAACTTTTCTCATTGCCTTTGACAGAATAATTGATTTACTGGTTGCATAACCATCCTTGTCATATTCTGCAGACATTTCTATTTTAGTGGATGCCCCCATAATTGAGTCTACCACAATAGTTACCAATCTGTCTTTGTCTGATTTACGAACTTGTTCTACGATCGTTTCAATCGTTTCAAAAATCTCTTCCACAGTTTCCAATGGGACATAAAGCATCGTGTTCAAGTCGACACCAATAGCTGTTAAAAACTCTGAACTTGTTGCTGACTCTGTGTCAATATAAACAGCCAGTCCGCCTTTCTTCTGTGTTTCTGCTAATGTGTGAGCTGCTAGCAAAGATTTACCCGACGCTTCCAACCCTGTTATTTCGGTAATTCTACCAACAGGAAAACCTCCGTTAGGTCGATTAGATATTGCTAGGTCCAACATTGAACACCCTGAAGATATCCATTCTTTTACATTGCTTGGCGAATCATCATCACCGGCAAGGAAGAATGCTGTCTTTAAGGCTTGACCTTTAAACTGCTTGTTGATACTGTCAGCGAGTGTGTTTGCTAACGAGTCTTCCAGTTCACTCTTGCTTTTGTTTTTGCTTTTTGCCATGGATTACTCCTAGTTATTGAATAGATCATTGAATGCTGATGCTACATCAGTTTTCTTGCCATCGGTTGCATCTTCTGTGTTAGTGTCAGTTGTAGCCTTAGTTTCAGTGCTACCGTCTGCTACGTCAGAATCTGCATTTTCAGGATTCATCCATTCTTTAAGAGCATTCTCCAATTCCTCATAAGTAGGTTCTGGAAAGATGTCAGTGATTTCTGGTTGATTCATAATCTTCTCTGCAATTGCTTTGTCATCAGTTGCAGCTGACGTGTTAGGCTTTACACGAATAGCAGTTTTAGGATAACCTCCACCTTCTGCTGGTGTAAACTCTACGTCGATGTCACGACCACTCATCAAGTCTGTGATATCACCATAATCAGGATCAGACACGATAGAAAGAAGCTCTGTGTAGATAGTTTTACCAAAGCCCCAGAATTTAACTCCTTCTGATTCTTTACCACGAACAATAACAGGAACATATGTTCTCATTTTAGGTTCGATTTTTCTACCCATCAACCAATCTTCTTTAGATCCGGTCTTTTTTAATTTTTCTGCAAACTCTACTACAGGGTCTGCATTACCAAATGAAACAGGCGACAACATTGACCTTTTGGCAATGTCATAGTGAAAATACAATTCTAGAAATGGATTATCTTTGCGATGCACGTAAGGTACTATCCTTACTCTTGTTTTACCAGCTTCTGGCTTCCATAGATTGTTTCGACGATCGTCGCTTTTGTTTAATTGGTTAAGTTTCGCCTTGATGGCGTCTAAATTAAGTCCCATTTAAGTACTCCTTTTGTTAATTGTTAATTTATATTAGTTATTAATTATAATTTAGATAATTAATTCGTTAAGTCCAAGTAATTGTTTAATTTTTTT